GGATTTTCGTTGCATGGTGCTACTAGTGTAGGTAAAACTACTCTAGGAAAATTAACTATGTCGCAATCATTGGCTGCAATGGATTTTTGTGACTCTGATGGTAGAGTTGATGATTCGAGAATTTTGACGATGGATCTTGCTGATAAATACCAATCTACTTATTCTTCTGATATATTAGGAGTTTTTATGGATGATGTTGGCAATGCTAAATCGGAGTTTCAGAAAGACAATCCTCATACATCTCTTATTATCAAATTCTTTAACAATGTGGCCGCTCAAGCGATTAAAGCTGAGTTAAATTCAAAAGGTGTCGTTTTTATTGATTTTAAAGTCGGTATTGTTACATCTAATGTTAAAGATTTAGATGCTCGATGTTATTCAAATTGTCCGGAATCAATTTTACGTCGATTTTATCATGTTGATGTTGCGGTTAAACAAAAATATCGCAAACAGAATTCAACGATGTTAAATAAATCGCATCCTGATTTAGTGCAAAGTGATACATTGACGCAAGATGTTTGGGATTTAACTATTGAGGAAGTTGTTACTCATGAAAATGGTACAAGAACGTCATATGAATTTGTTGTTCTTGAGGTTGATATGGGTAATGGTCGTACGATACGGTGTGAAAAGCTTGGTTTAAAAGATTATTTAGATGTTGTTATACAATTATCTAAGAATCATAAGGTCGAGCAAGACAGCCTTATTAAAAAGTCGAAGGAATCAGAGAGAGCGAGTTTTTGCAGTAAGTGCAAACGTTACCCTGAATATTGTAAATGTCCCAAATTAGAAACGGTTAACTCAGAAACGGTTAAGCCGCATGCTATTGATATGATAGCAGATGTTTTGGTGGAAGCTAGCAAGAAAGCCATAAAAGACGTTATCAAAAGCTGGACACGTCCAGTTGATTTGATAAATTATATCACTGGCTATTCTCCTATTAAAAAGTTGGCAACTTGGAAGCTTGCGAAAGAGATGCAACGAGAAATTACTGATAAAACAACGCCGTTTCTTGTTGCAATTACGCCGGAATGGTTGTTTAAGACATCAACTTTTCAAAATTCGGTGTATGCTTGGCAGAGTGCTGCTGCTTATTATGATATAAGACGGCCTATGAGAATTGCAGGGTCAATTAGTTTTGGAACTTTAGGACTTGGATTTTATAATAAGCACAAAGGTATGGTTATTACTGGTGCAATGTCATTAGGGATAACGACCTTCGCTAGTTACTTTGCGCATCAGGAGAGAATGAAACGTATTCACGATGCATATATTGAGAGACGTGATGCATTACCCGTACAAGCTAAGCGCATCAGAGATGGAAAATTTCCAAAGGCAGTGCTAATCGGAGCAACATTAGCTTTCGGAGCAAAATTAATTTCAATGTGGAATGATCATCGTTTAAAAACGAACCCACAAGCTTTGACACCAGAAGATGTTGAAGCGCAGCCAGGTTGGTTTGGACACATGATGAAGCAAATCGGCTGGAAAGCGGAATCTAACGTTACGGGTGCTTTACCCGAGCATGTTATGAAGACCGGTTCCAAGAATTTAGGATGGGCACATTTTACCCGCTCAGATGGTTCTCAAACTGCTTGTAACATTGTGTATCCAAAGAAAGGCATTGTGTGGTTTCCACGCCATATTTTTTATCCAAAATCAGATATGAACCAGAAACCTTGTGATTATTTAGATGTTAGAGTTTATCGAGCTCCTGTGGAGCATTATGATAAAAATCGTTCTAGTAGTCAATTTAAGTTCAAGGCAGAATGGGATGTTAATACTGTAACTTTAGATGAAATTGATATGGTTGCAACGTTTGTAGAACGATGTCCTGATTTGAAAAACAGCATAACCAAGTTTTTGCCTTTATCTGCACCAACAGGAATGTCGCTCAGTACCATTATGATGAGGGACAATGAAGCCAAGTTAGTGCATGAAGTAGTAACTGTTGAACATGGAGTTTACGGCCATAAGTATTGGCAAGGGCAGGGTGGAAGTTATACCACTTCGAAAGCAATAACAGGATGTTGTATGTCTATGCTTATTACAGAAGGTACGCAACCAGTCATCGCCGGATTTCACATTGGAGGTAATCCAGGAAAGAAATATGGTGTAATGATGACTGTTACCCAAGATATGGCTCAAAAACTTGAAGACAAGTTGCTTGCAAAGTCAGAGATTCGAGGACTTGCTGCATCAACAGAGTTACCAAAGACACAGTATGGAAAACAAGTGTTGGACTCCGAGTTGGTGCATCCGAATGCTCTTTATATTCAAAATATGAAGGGAGATGCTGCTATTGATGTTTTGGGATCTACACGATTAAGAGCCCAAATGAGTAGTCAAGTTATTCCATCAATATTGGAAAAGGATGCAAGGGAATTATTTGATATTGAAACTGAATGGGGTCCTCCAAAACTGAAACCTAATTGGAGACCTTTCAATGCCACACTTGAACACATTATTAACCCTTCGGAAATGTTCTTGCCCTCTTTAGTACGGAGGTCACGACAAGATTGGATAAAACCAATTCTTGATTTTGCGAGGGAGTTAAATAAGAAAGAACCAGTTTGCCCTTTGAATGATAAAGAAATGGTTCTTGGTGTTCCAGGAAAAAGGTTTTTGGATGCTGTGCCGATGACCACCAGTATGGGTTATCCAGTGTTCGGTGCTAAGTCAAAACATTTCGAAGAAATCCGAGATGAAAATGAAACACTGATCGATCGCATCCCGAGTGAACAAGTCAAAGTTGAAATGGCTCGTTGTCTTGAATGTTGGAAACGTGGTGAACGTGCTTATCCCGTTACTACAGCGACACTTAAAGATGAACCAACTCCAAAGGATAAAGAGAAGGTGCGAGTTTTTCAAGCGGTAGCCGTTGCGTTAGGTTTATATATACGCAAATGGTTTTTACCTATTGCTAGAATTTTGGCATTAAATCCGATACTTTCGGAATCTGCTGTGGGAATTAATGCATTTTCACAACAATGGGATGCACTAATGTCTCATGCAGAAAAGTTTGCGGAAGATAAGAGAGTGATTGCTTGGGATTATTCAAAATATGATGTCAGGATGAATTCTCAAATGACCTATGCTGCGATGATGAGTTTCATTGATATTGCGGAAGTGTGTAATTATAGTGAGTATGATTTACGAATTATGAATGCTATGGTAGCAGACATTATTCACCCATTAATAGATTATAATGGTACAATGATTATGGCTTACAATATGAACACATCAGGAAATAACATCACTGTTAACATTAATAGTGTTGCTAATTCTTTGTATGTGCGCGCTGGTTTCTTCCATGCTTGTCCTGAAGTTAAGGATTTTCGGAAAGTAGTAGCCGCAATGACTTATGGTGATGACTTCACGGGGAGTGTTGCTAAGGAATATAGAAGTCGGTTTAATTTTACAATATTTCGTAGTTTTTTAGCGAAACATGGAATGAAAATAACCGACCCGAATAAGACTGAGAATGTTCAAGATGATATGAATATTGAAGATGCAGATTTCTTAAAGCGTCAGTCACAGTATATTCCTGAAATTGGTTATCGAATTGGAAAATTGTCTAAAAATTCCATGTATAAACCACTTTGTAACAATCTCAAGTCGAAGGGCAAGGAAACTCGTATGACTGTTGCAGTTCAATGTATAGAAACTTATATGCATGAATTGTTTGCACATGGGCGAGACGAGTATAATAAAGATCAGCCCAAAATTAAAGAACTGTGTGATCGGGTGATAGGAACCATTCCACCTGCAGTTGCCTACACATTTGATGATCGTGTCAAAATGTGGAAGGAGAAGTATCAATAGGTAAATGTAATTGGATACCTAATGTATATTAATGGCTTTATATTTTATTTGTATTTTTAGCGTAGGTGACGTTTGTATATATATACTGTACATAAAACACCATTTTTAACCTTTGTATAATAGAGAATATAGGTTCCCACTCCTAAAGTGGGCTTTGCCAGGAAGAGCCTGGACATCATCGGCGGATAAAGTAAGACCGCAAGCGCTGGATAGTGCGACTCCTTTTCTAGAAGGTTCTTCATTAACTTTTATGGGAATGTGTGCTAGTGTAACTGCATACATATTCTATGCAATTGTTAAAGATTTGCAAAAAGAATGGCCCACTATTATGGATATGAAGAAACAGAGGCTACAAGAAAGAGAAAGCCAAGAAAACATTTCTTCTGATGAAATAGAACCACATAGTGAGGAGGCTAGAGGAGATTTAACAAAAACCCAAGAGAATGTGACTTTTTCAGACTCTAATGCTGGGTATACTGTAGATTATTCAAGTACAGATGACCCGTTGAGAAATGCACCGCTCAACGTTGATGCAACATTGGATAATTTCTTTTCTAGACCAATTAAAATCCATGAACAGGAATGGGGTGTTGGTGCCCCCTTTGCCTTTAAGATTAATCCATGGTCCTTATATTTTACTAATTCACGTGTTATAAACAGAATTAGTAATTATAAGTTGATGAAAGCTGATTTACATGTGAAAATTATTTTGAATGGGAATTCTTTCCATTATGGTAGGTGTATTGTTTCGTACAATCCTTTGCCAAATCAAGATGATCTTACTATTGATCGTGCTTTCTTTGATGCAGATGTAGTTGCTGCTTCGCAACGACCCCATATTTGGTTAAATCCAACACAGTCAGAAGGAGGAGAAATGAAATTACCTTTCTTTTATTATAAAAACTTAATTGACATCGTTAGTCAAGATTGGAATGATTTAGGTGAATTAGCCGCGCATTCGTTACAACCATTGAAGCATGCTAATGGAGCAGCAGATACAGTAACGGTTAACGTTTTTGCATGGGCAGAAAATGTTTCATTTTCTATTCCAACTCAAGTTGAACCAGGGTCTGTTGCACCACAAGCAATGGAAATTGAACCACATGCTGATGAATATTCGACCAAGCCAGTATCTCGTATTGCGGGATCAATTGCTAAGATGGCAGGTTATTTAACAGATATGCCTGTTATTGGTCGTTTTGCTAGAGCTACAGAGATGGGTGCTTCTACCATTGGAGCCATTGCCACTCTGTTTGGTTATAGTTCACCTGTGAATACCGAAGTTGGTGTTTATACGCCTCGACCTAAATCCAATATGGCGAACACGAATGTTCAAGCTGATGTCAACAAGTTAACTCTTGATGTTAAACAGGAGTTATCCATAGATCCAAGTACAGTAGGTCTACCATCTGAAGATCAAATGACTATTCAATATGTCGCTTCGCGCGAATCATATTTAAATCAATTTGATTGGACTGTAGGTAAAACCCCTGAAACTTTACTTTGGCAATGTGTTGTTGATCCATCACTTCACCGTGTAATAAATAGCGAAAGACATTTTCCTGCACCTGCTTTTGCCGTAATGCCTTTTAAATATTGGCGTGGAAGTATGCGATTTCGTTTCATGGTTGTTTGTAGTGGATATCACAAAGGCCGCCTGAAGATTGTTTACGATCCTGAAGGTGGAATTGGTGATGCAGAATACAATACTGCTTATACTACTCTTGTTGATATTAGTGAGGAGACTGATTTTACTGTTGACGTAGGATGGGGCCAAGCAACGACTTGGAGAGAACATCGTGGATTGAATGGTTGGCGTTCACAGTCCGATTCGTCTGCGTTGGGATACACTGCATCTACTGTTAAGTATGGTAATGGAACGTTATCTGTTTATGTTGTAAATGAACTTACAGTTCCTAACACAACAATTAACAATGACATTAAAATCAATATGTTTGTTAAAATGCTTGATGATTTTGAAGTTAGTGTTCCAACAGATAGTGTTATTCGTAAATTGCGCGTAACTAATGATTCTTTGCAAGTTCAGCCCGCAGCTATTGAACCACATGCTGCTGATCAAATAGAACCAACTAAAGATGTCACAGTTGATGTAATGGCGAATAAAATTCCAGTGAATGATCCGTCTTCACTTTTCCATTTTGGTGAGGCAGTAGGATCTTTTCGTCAAGTTCTTAAGAGATACAATTTGCTAGAATTCTTAGATCCAGGAGATCAAGCAGGACTTAAAAAGTATTTGTACCGTAGACCATTATACCCAATGTGGCCCGGTTACGTTTCGTCGCCCACTGCTTGGGGTGCTCCAAACAGCACATTATCTGCTGGAACATATAATTTTGTTTATATGTCTCTTATGAGATATATTTCATCAGCATATGCAGCACATCGTGGTGGTGTTAGGTATTTAATTGATTTATCACCTCATAGTAAAAGTCAGAAAGGATATGGCTATGTAGCAAGAACTGCAAACTGGGAGGCTCCGGCAACTTTGATCGAAAGTCTTCCTTCGTCTTCACCTTCTACATCATATGGAGATGTGCTGAATAAATGGAGAGCTACTTTGGATGGATGTGCGATTAACTGCTCTACTGTTAATCCATTGACATCTATTGAATTGCCTTATTATTCACCATATCGTTTTAAACCTTCTAAAAATAGGGATAAAGCAGCAACTCAAATTGATTTGTTTCAAGATTCTTATTTAATGCATTTGGTATTGAAACCATCGTCTGGTGCAGATGAATGGTGTCCTGTTTATACAGCAGCAGCCGAGGATTACTCATGCTTTTGGTATTTAGGACCTCCAATTTTCTATGATGAATCGTCTTACCCCACTGTGTAATGGGTTTTTTGAGAGACAACTCAATAAAACCAGTTTAACCTTGCACTGAGAGCAATGATTTGGAGAGACAACTCCAGAAAAAACCAGTTGTTTTGGAATTGCACTGTGAGCAAATGCCCAAGAGTTCACTTGTTTAAAATCAGTTTAGAATTGCACTGTAAGCAATCCCTCTTTTAGTACGGAAATAGTCTCCGTAGCGGTATCCTGAGGTTTTACAAGGATGTCGTTGACCGCAGGTCTGAAGTTAACATATAGTACAATGATTTTACTTCTGATTTCGGTCGGAAGGTTTTTAGTTGACTATAACTTCAGAATTGCGGTCAGTAAATGTACTACTCGCAAAGTGTTAAGGTTATTTTGCCATTGCAGCACTTTGAGTTTTAC